GTGGCTGGTACGCTGACTGCTGTAAATTCATTTAATGATTTATTCACGGCTGGATCATCTGCTCCATCATCGCCTAGTGCTGGTGATCTTTGGTACGACACAACAAACAGCCAGCTAAAAGTTTATGTGGGATCATCATTTCAAATTGCTGGTGCGTATTTACAAGGCCTGACATCAACGCATGTGTTTACAGCAACAGGCAATCAAACGACTTTTACCACTGACGATGCAAGCCAAACTATGTCAATCTATGCGAATGGCAATACGCTTGTATTTAAGAATGGTATTCGTTTAGTCGAGGGTGCTAACGGATCAACAAACGATTATCATATATCTGGTAACAATGTAGTTCTCAATGCTGGTGCTACGGCTGGCGATATACTTTATGTCGAAGTGTTTACCAAAGTAAGCACGACACAAGAACAATCTCTAAATAATCTTGTTTCAACAGCACAAACTCACGCTAATACTGCGACAACCCAAGCCAGCGCAGCTACAACCCAAGCCACAGCAGCGACAACTGCAAAGACTGCGGCTGAAACTGCAAAGACCGCTAGTGAAACTGCAAAAACCGCTAGTGAAACTGCGAAGACTGCTAGTGAAACTGCAAAGACTGCATCTGAAGCAGCGCAAACTGCGGCTGAAGCTGCACTGGATTCCTTTGACGATAGATACCTTGGAGCAAAATCGTCTGCTCCTTCAACAGACAACGACGGCAATGCGCTTCTTACTGGCAGCATTTATTGGAACAGCACAAACAACAGGCTAAATGTCTGGGATGGATCAGCATGGCAGCAAGGAGCATTTAGTGCTGGTAGCTTGATGGCTAATGTGGTTGAGGACACAACACCTGTTCTTGGAGGGTCGTTAGATGTTGGAACGAATAGTATTGTTTCTGTCAGCAACCGTGATATTAACGTCACTCCTAATGGTACTGGCTCTGTGGTTCTTGATGGATTAAGCTACCCACAGGCAGACGGATCAAACGGACAGTTTCTAAAGACAGACGGGTCAGGCCAGTTATCTTTTGGGACTGTATCTACTCCTAGCTTGTCTAGCCTGGGCATATCAAACCATGATAATCTTTCAGTAGATGGCAGTGGTAATGTTGCGCTAGGTTCAAGCAGTATAGCATTTGGCACAAGCAAATGGACGATTGTGTTGGATGGCAATGACTTAGACTTTCAATATAACGGCTCAACAGTATTTAAGCTGGCATCGAATGGTGCGGTAACAAGTGCAGATAACGTAACAGCGTATGGGAGTCCATAATGGCTACGACTAAAGCGTTAAAGATGGCTGACCTCATTGATAACAACGGTGATGTTCAAGCAGCTAATCTTGATAATGTGGCAGCATTTCCCTCTGGCTGGGATGCGACATTAGATGGCTCTGACATGGTTTTTAGATACACCTCTGGCGGTACAACTACTGAGGTATTTAAGATTACAACGGCTGGTGCTGTAATCGCCAAGGACAATATAACAGCATACGGAACTCCATAATGGCTATAGCAGCATCAGGCACAGTATCGTTTAGTGATTTAAGAACTGAGTTTGTCGGCGGTTCTTCATCAATTTCTCTTGGTGACTTGTATCGTGGTGGCTCTAACATTCTGTCAAAGGCTGGTGACAATACAGCAACCAATCTTGCTGCGTCTGTTCCAGCTAGCGGAGCAATAAACATTGGCAATTTTTACAGCGCAGCTAAAGGGTTTAAGTTTACTTACTCAAGCGATGCCAGCAATCAAAATTTTAGTACAGTTTTTGGTGACGATTACGATGTTAATTATCCGAAAATTGTAGACATTAATTCTGGTGTTAGCGTCTATGGCACTAATACTCATGCAATCACTATTCCCTCTGGTTTAGCTGGTGGTCTGACATTAAATAATGCTGGCACTGTTTATGGCTATGGTGGTGCTGCAAGCGGAGGTGCAGGTGGCAATTGCATTAGCTGTGCTACATCGGGAGTAACTATAAATAACAGTGCTAATTTGTTTGCTGGCGGCGGCGGTGGCGGGGCTGGCGGGACAGGCGGCGGCGGCAGTTATGTAACCACCAGTTATAGCTATAGCCGAGGAACCTATGATTGGATTTGTAATGCAAATGGAACCTGTTTTGTACACCTCGTTTCTATATCTCCTATGTATCATTGTCACTGTATGGGTTACTGCTGGATGTCCACATCGGATACCAGTTGTAGTATAGGCGGGGTTACTCGTCGCAAAGGAAACCTACACACCACTGACCGAGATGGTGATAATAATGTCGAACGCTATCGCTATTACCTTGGTACTGATTCCAATAATTCTACATCAGGTGGAGCTGGCGGGGCTGGCGGTGCAGGACAAGGCTATAATGTTACAAACGCATCAGGTGGGGCTGGATCGGCTGGCGGCACATCGGCTGGAACTGGCGGTGGCGGTGGGGCTGGAGCTACCTATGGACAGGCTGGGTCTGCTGGCAGTTCAGGTGCTAACGGAAACGCATCAAATGGAAGTGCTGGTTCTGCTGGTGGTGCTGCTGGTGCGGCTGTAGCTGGGACAAGTGTGACCATGAATAATACTGGGACAATTCATGGCGCGGTTGCATGACTGCTGATGAAAAATATGAAATTTGCAAAGCTTGCGACTTTTTTAGATCGGTTATTAAGCAATGCAAGAAGTGTGGTTGTTTTATGCCACTAAAGGTTAAACTAGAAGGGCAACGATGCCCGATGAGGAAATGGTAATGACTGATTATAGTATTGAAAAAATTGAGAATGGCATTGCCACAGTTAGATATGCAGATGATAGCTGGGCTGAGTTGCTGCTTTCAAAGGATATGAAAGAAGCTGATCTTGATGATCTGGCTCATAAGTTTGCTCCGAAACAAGGTGTTGCACCTAGCTTTGCAAAGGCTGGTTTCAAATCTACAGCAAGTGCTTTGCCTATTGAGATAGAAGAAACGCCAGAGAATCCAGCTTGGCTTCAAGCAAGAATGGATGCTTATGGGCATGTGACAGCACAGCTTGAATACATTACTGAAAACGGTTTAGATAAATGGCAAGAGCATGTTGCCAAAATCAAAGCGGATAATCCGAAGTCAGAGTGATAAATGGAGCCGATAACAACAGCTATCGCTGCGGTTACTGCGGCTTCAAATGCAATAGGGTTTATCAAGGCTCGAATTAATGATGTTCAATCTGTTGCTGATATTTCAGACCAAATCGGTACGTTATTCTCAGCGCAAAAAAAGCTCAACGAAGAACGTAATAAACAAGCTGGTGTTGGTGATATCAACATTCGCAGTTCGATTGATGCAGTTCTTGAAGCCAAAAAACTTAATGAGCAGATGCAAGAAATCGCTACGATGATTAATTTGCGTTGGCCTAAACCAGCCGACCAACCTAGCACATGGCAGGAGATCCTTAATCATCATAATCAGAAACTCAGGGAACAAAAAGAAGCGATTAAGAAAGCGCAAGTTGAGGAAGCTCGTAGGCAACAAGAAATATCAGAGACAATTAAAACGTGTGCAATTATCTTCGGTGTACTCTTGGTAGCAATCTTTTTATTCGCTGTGATGTTTATGACAATTGCTCGCAGTGTTGAGGGAGAACAGTATGATTACAGTAGAACAGTTTTTAGCTTGGAAAATACTACCTCGCTGCATGATGTTGGCTAGTACAGTCATGTCATGGCGATGTGCTGAATGGTTTATGGATTTGGATGTGCCTACAGCAGCACAGTCTGCATTTGTATCTGTAGTTATGGGAGTAATGACAGGCGTGTTCGGGATCTGGATGGGGCATGAACACAAAGGTGAATAGTGGCTACCAAGTTAAATGAAAACACTGAACTATCTATGCCTATTCGCAACTTGATTGCGATGGTAGTTGGGGCAGCCATTGGCACTTGGGCTTATTTTGGAATCATAGAAAGATTAAATAGTATAGAGAATACAATTATCTTGATAGAAGCAGACCTGGAACAGAATACAGAGTTTCGTATTAAATGGCCTAGAGGTGAAGCTGGCTCTTTGCCAGCAGACTCAGAGCAGTTTATGTTAATAGAGCATTTGTCTGAGCAACTTGCAAAACTGCAAGAACAAATTGATGAAGGTCGTGCGCCACACGATCAACAACAGAAGTTGACATTAGATTTTTATGAAAAGAGACTGACGAATATTGAAGAACAAATAGAAAAGATGAGGAACGGACAACGTGGTAACTGAAACAATTACACTGATACTATATATGGGCGGTGATATTGCAGAACATACCGCATTTGAGAAAATATCAAGATGTCTTAAGACCAAACGAAAGATAGAGAGGAACCTCTACAAAAAATCTACATCTGTTAGGTATGCTTGCGAAAACAAAACAGTTGTAATTGAAAAGAATGATGATGGTTCAAATTACATTGTGAGGATAGTTGAATGATACAAGCATTGATTGGTCCTGTTTCTGGACTGTTAGATAAGTTCATTGAGGATAAAGACCAGAAGGCAAAGTTGGCTCATGAAATAGCCACCATGTCAGAAAAACATGCTCAAGAAGCCCTACTTGCTCAGTTAGAAATAAATAAAGCGGAGGCGGCTAGTGGTAGCATATTTAAGGGTGGCTGGCGTCCGGCAGTTGGTTGGGTCTGTGCTATTGCGTTTGCATACCATTTTATTCTGAAAGACCTAATTATTTTTGGAGCATCATTTGCTGGACTTGAGCTTCCAGAGCTTCCAGAGTTTGACATGGGTACACTCTTGACTGTCTTAGGAGGCATGCTCGGAATCGGGGGACTCAGGACATACGAAAAGAAATCTGGACTAACAAAGTAGCGTAGATATAATAGTTGTATTATTCATTCTATCAAATCGTTTTTGCGCTCTTAGGCTTTTGAACCTAATGTTTTCTTGATCTCTCCAAGTGGGAGCCACACTTAATAGTGCTGTTGTTGATTCTTGATAAGTTTCAGTAGCTAGTCTATAAACACGACCATATTTATCGAATTTATCTGCTTTAGGATCATCTACAAACATAATGTGAATAGCCCTTTCTTCTCTTGTGTGGTTTTATATACTCCTCCTCCCCAAGAGAAAACTGCCCCCCTTGACTGGGGGGCTTTTTTTGCGTTATAAAAATATTAACTGCTCTTAACGGCGGTTGTAGGGATGAAGGGAGAGTGCAATCTTAATGATGTACTCTCTTTTCTTTTATGTCATCGAAAAAATAAGGACGGTAATCTTCTATTTCTTCCTTAACAGCTTGATGTACTATAGAAATTGATGCCGCAGTACCAATAAACTTAACATCATCTTTCAATGTTTCAATAGACGTAAGAGGACTTACGCTATCACCACCATCATCACATCCCATTAGCAATCCTTTACCAGCAAGAGGTTGAGGATAGTTCTTGTGCATCCAAAATGTTTGGACTGGTGCGTACAAACCTTCGTCATCGATGTATGCTCCGTCTTCATTTGCATAAAGCCTGACATGTCCGAATGTTGATACTGCTGGAATTTCTGTAAGACCATCATTGTCGTATGATATTAGATCATATATCTTTTTATAATCACCTGAGTAATCTACTTCGGTAATTTTTTGTTTCCAAGGATCTATAAGTAGGGCTTTCATTGTATCACTCTGCTTTCTTTTTCAAATTTTGTACATATATTCGCTTTTTCATGGCAACGGAGGCATCTCTCGCTTCCGTCACCATAAATAATGAATGCGCCATGAGTGATGTCAACCCATGTACCACAGGACTGACACCTCAATTGGCTTCTAAGACGCTTTGAGTTTGAGTTTGTTCTTTGCTTCTTTGAAGGCATTTGTAACACGCTGCTTAGATGTTTGCGATAAGCCACCAATTCTGGCTTTGTTTGATACCCAACATGAATCCAAGTCTTCGACATCAGGGGCGTTATTGAATTGATCGATAATGTCATCATAATCATCCTCCGTTTCTAAAGGCAAGTCCTCACCTGCATACAACGATAGTCCAAGGCCATGAAATGCGATTGCTTTGACAAGACAACGCTGAAGAGCTTTGTTTACTTCAGAGCCAGTTGGGTGTGTAAGAGATTCGTTCTTGTTACCCATAACATAATGTATTTCTGTGTGAGTAAGACCCTTGATGGTTACTGACACAGCAACGTATGTATGACCTTTTGTGTCACGCATAAACGGCAAAGGATTGTCCTGATTGTCACGGAATGTATGTTTCTCAAATGTGGCATCAGGGTAGATGTTTTTGAGATATGCCCAAGCCCATGCCCAGGATAGGTAACTAAAATTTTTCTTTAGCTCAACCTGTTTGGTAACGTCTGTTTTGCTGAGTGTTTCCCAAACTGTAAAGCCATCTTTCTGTGTTTCTTTACTCATTATCTTTGTCCTTCTTAGGTGGTATGAATGTACAAGTCAGAGTTCCTGCCTTGCTTCTAGTTACACGAACCTTGTGTCCTGTCATGTTGCCATCACAATCAAAGTCCATACGCTTACAATTCTTAGGCATCTTGGCTTTGAAGTCATCTTTGCTTTTGGTAGCAATACTCTCTAGGTCTTTTGCGTCCTGAATGAATCCAGCCTTCATGTTAAATTCTTTTTGGTCAGCTTGTGAGAACCCGTCCAGCTCTGTCATGTTGATAGTAATCATGTCTGACCAGTCAACAGGACGTAACGCTGCTGGTAAAGCATCCTGCATTCTGTCTGTCATATGAAGATCCCAGAACTCAGCCGCTTGATTGATGTATTGGTCACACCAAGCATAGTCTTTCTTGATTTGACGGAACTCAATGCGGCATCGGACACCAAAAAACGCAACGAGATAGCAGTGGTCCATACCAGATACAATCATGTGATGCTGACATTGTGGTGCGTAAAGCTCTGCCAGCTCATCGATGTCTCTGAAGCCAAAATGGGCTTTGATCTCAATTGGCACTGTTCCCATGATTGCATCAAAGGTCGAGTGCAAAGGAACTACCGAGTCTCTTATATTGCGTGGCTGCATCATTACAGACTTGCCCATGCCACGGCTGCTGAGAGTTTTCTTCTGGTCAATACACCATTTGTCTAGGATGTATTCTTCTAGGTATGAACCAGTGTCCATAAGGAATCGCTGCTGTTTGGTGAAGGCTTTAGTCACATTGCCATTCTTGATCTCAGACAACTCGATCCATTGCTCGATGTCACCTGACGCAATAGTGGCTGCTTCTGACGAACCAATGTAATGTTTACGTTCTTCAAGTTGCGCTTTACTAAGCATTAGTACCTCCCTTGATATAGTTCTGGAGCCAAGCCATCGTCATACTGTTGCGCTTGTAATGTTATCGCACAGGTATCACGGAATCTTGATTCTTGAAATCTATTGTTTTTGGCGTAGTATTTAACTTCTCTTACAAATTCATCTAGTTTGTTTGGCTTTATTAGCTTTACAATATCTTTAGCCAGCCATTCAAAGTGATCTCCTCGCAATTTGCTCATAATATTCATCTCCCAAGATGTTTGAGTTTGATTTTTCAATTACAGTTCCCATTACATCATACAGAATTAGGTCTATTGTTTTATTTCCCATTCTGAATGAGTAAGGCTCTACAAACGTACATAAAAGAAATTTGCTTATATCTTTTATTAGAACTGCGTCATCTGTTTTTGGCTTTATTTCTGGATCTATTACTACCCAATTTGATTGTGAATAGCCGTTTGCGTATATTGTTACGTTATATAACGGCAACTCAAATGGTAGATTCATAATTCAGTCCTTTATGCAATTCACATTACTTGTTGACTTTAGTAATGTGAATAACATTATAATGCGATATGACAAACGAAGAAACATTTTTAGACAATCTTGTTATACAGTTTGCTCAAAAACGTTATGAGCTTGGTCTGACACAGCAAGATGTCGATCTTAGAATAGGCGTTACAAACGGACTTGTCGCTAAGTGGGAATGTGGGAACAGGAAGCCAACATTGTTTAATGCACACTGCTGGGCTGAAGCCCTCGGGTGTAAAATTAAACTGGAGGCTAACGATGGCGATATGCGGCATTGACCCTGGGATCACTGGTGGTATTACATTTATGACAGAACGTCATTTGATATGTAAACCAGTCCCAATAGAAACATTTAAAGTTGGTGGTAAGCAACGTAAGTTTTTAAGCGTTACATCAATTTGCGAATTACTTGATGACCATTCTCCCACTATGATTTTTATAGAGAAACAGCAAGCCATGCCAAAACAAGGTGTGGTTAGTACATTTAGAACAGGTTTTGGTTATGGGTTATACCTTGGTCTTATTGTGGCGTCTGGTTACAGATATACTGAAGTAAGGCCACAACAATGGAAAAAGGATCTTAATGTTTCTGCTGATAAGAATAAAGCAAGACAGAGAGCAACTGAACTAATGCCAGATGCCTCTGTTTGCTGGGAGAAAGCCAATCAAGATGGTATTGCTGAGTCAGCATTGATAGCATACTGGGGTATGAACTATTCACTTGACTGCTTGTACTGAGGCCATTCACCATAAGGATCGAACTCAGGACTTGCATCCAATTTTTTCTTTATTGCCTCTATCTTGTCACGCTTGCTGCCTGAGATAACTTTGCCAAGAAGATAATCAGATAGCATATCAAGCTGCGCAGATTTATATTTGTTTAGCCATTTGTAGTCTGGTCTGAACCAAGGCCAGTCAACAATTGCTGGTGAGTTTTCTTGGAACGCCTCCGTACGGATGTCAGTATTGTCAAGAGTCGTAAGACATATTGCACTAAAGAGCCTAGATAATATTTGGCGGTCAAGATCAAGGCAATACTTGAGTGGTATAATTCCGTGTTCTTCGTAAGCCAACTTAGCAGCTTCTTTATGCTCTTCAATAAAAGTTTCATGTTCAGGTACGACATAATTGTCAGGCTCCTCATCTACTGGAAAGAATCTTTGGTGGTCTGCATGGCAGTTACCAATTCTATCAACCATTGAATATGTCCAACCAAGTGATCGATGACAGAACATAGCCATCATAAACTTAGTCAGATCGTTTTTGTTTGCCTTGTGCCACAAAGCAACCTTTGTCTCATGTGCATAATACCCATGAAGCATAGACTTTTGAGGCTTTGTATATGTAATTGGGCTTAGTTCTTCTTCTTCTTCTTCTGGTAAAGCTTCTAATTGGCTTTGTTCCTGCTGCTCATCAGAAGTCATACGTTGAGTAAGAAACTTCATCTGATATGTATTGTACATAACACAGAGAATACAGTCTGAGTCAGGCACTTCTTCATCGTGGCAAATGCTGTAGCCTTTGGTAGCTGGCGAATCAAACCAATACTCATCTTTTAAGAATACGACATCCATAAAGTCTTTGTCTTGTCGCTCAAAGTTTACAAAATCTTGTAAGTATGTCATTTGGCATTCTTCAAATGCTTCTCTGTTGGTAAAGAATACTTCTTCACTGAACAGATCACGCTGGACACCAAGTTCTTCTTCAAGATGTGAACCTTCCCACTGAAACAATGCTTTTGATGCTGGTATTTTACTGTCCGTCATAGCATCTTTGACCCATGAGGCAGATAGCTGTGCATTTTCGTTGTCGTCTAAAAATTTATCTTGTTGCTCATGTGAGCCAAGAGTAAATGCAACTGCTACACCAAGACCAAAGTCATAGTTTCTGAACTTGGCTTTTGCTTTTGCTGATAGACTCGACAATGCTAGACGCTGTTTAACCCATTGTTTTGTTTGACCAAATCGTTTGCCAACAGAATCGAAGTCTTCCTGACCTTCGGCAACAATATCATAAATGACATCAGACTCATCAAGTGGGTGCATATCTTCACGCATCATGTTTGCATGAAGACCAATCTCATTGTCATTATCTTCAATAACAATACAGTTGATTTGATTTGAGGCTTTTGCACCATGCAACACACGCAAAGCTTCTAGTCTACGATTGCCATCGATGACTTCATAACCCTTGCCATTCTTCTTGATGACAAGATTATGAAGCATACCTTGCGACTCGATTGAGGCGGCAAGAGACTTGATGCTGTCAGTTGATGACTTTACTTGGCGTACATTATTCTTTGCTGGTTTTAGTTGATTTAGTGGTATCTGAATCATTATTGTCTACCTCCATAATTACATAAGTTTTGTTGTTTTCTAGGAAACCATCCATCCACCTCATTGCAAACTTTTTGTCTTCATTGTCTGCATATGAAATTGATGTTGGTTCGCATATTGTTATGCGATGAGAAACTGAATTGCTGTTGTAAAAAACAAAATGTGCAGTATCGTCATTAATTTCTAGTGTGATTTTGTGGCAATCTAAATCGCATGAACTTCTTTGATAATTAAGAAACATTACTTATCATCCCTCTCTATATTGTCAGAAGATTCTTGTATTGTTTTTTGTTCCATATCATATATTTGCATATGCTTATCTTTATGATCTTCATCAACTAAAGAAACCTTTAGCCTATTTACACCGCCTGACATGCCAACAGCTCTCATTGTAATAGATTGTTCTTTTCCCCTGAGAAGATGAAATTTATAAGAAAACTCTTCTTTATTTTCATCAATGCCACGAACTTCTAAAACATTTCCACTAGTTGTATGAAGCATTATACAAATGCCTGTATCAAGATGCTTGTCTACAAAAATATTTTCTATTATCTCTGGCAAGTCTTTAGGTTTGCAAACTTTTATATCGTGAGTGTTTGTTTTTATTGCGTTAAGATTTGCATATCGTTTTTCAGCAGCATATCTAAAAGCATCCATTTAATCCTCCATGATTTTATCTGTGATGAACTTTGATACGAACGCTACTGAGATCCACAGAGGCGCACCTATCACGCTGACTAGCAGAGTTGGATTGATTCCCAGACCAACGAGCATAAGCAGTAGTGTGAATGTAAAGAAGAGGTGAACAGTGACGAACCATCCAAGCCATGTTGTCTTCTTGTTGATGAATGTGATTTTTCTGAGGCGGTTTATCATTTAGCATAGCCCTTCTCCAATTTAGCAATTACAAGACCTTTACCACCACAAGTTTCACAGTCTTCTGGCGTAACGTCTACCATACCAAACGAGGCGATTAGTGAGTCTCTCACTCTGTAGATTGTTTCAACATACTTGAACCCTTTGCCATTGCATCGAGTACAACTGATTAGGTCTGAGTCTTTGATTCTCATTGTAACCTCCTAAAACCGAGGCTCATCTATATTGGCTTTAGCTTCAAAATGAGCCGTTACAACATCCATGTTATAGTCACATAGCTTGATAATCTTGTCGTATGTGTCGTTAGGATCGCCAACATATGCGTTAGCTTCTTGTGCGCTTAATTCGTCAATGAGGCGCAATACTGCTGGATCAAGTTTCATTCTACTCTCCAACGGTTGTAGGGATTGGTGACCCCCTAGCAGAAGTTTGATGCTTAGATAAAGTCGGGGGTCAGTTTCTTTATCTAATTCTATATTAGCACATGATTCTTGATAGTTGACGTCATGGGACTAAAAAAGTTTTATTAATCGTAACTTTCTGGATGAGGCGTTGGCTTTCCCTTGTAGTGTGGATTTCTATACCAAACGTCTCTGTTCGATAGTATCCAGCATCTCTCAGTATTTACTGAACCAGCCTCATGAACATAAAAATGCTCTTCATCATTTATAATCTCTGCCTGAGTCTTC